ACTGGTGCTCTTAGAAAGAGATCAAATGTATAGTATAAATATAGGAAAAAGCTAATAATATGTCTGCAATTGTAACAGATCAGTTTAGAATCTTAAATACTGATAACTTTATTGAATCTGTTGAAAATGATTCTAATTCCTATTACATTTTTGTAGGGCTACCCAATCCTACACAAGTTGGTTTTGGTAGGTCAACAACCTGGAACACAAACGTTCCTAACCCTACAGATAATTTTTCATATCAAGCACATACATCTGATACGATGTTGTTTGGTAAGAAAATAACAACTGCTAATGTAAAGAGAGTTATTAGGAGAATTGATTGGACTAAAGGCACAAGATATGAAATGTATCGTAATGACTACAGTGCTAATAATCCTTCACCATTTACACAGTCTTCGAGACTATATGATTCAAACTACTATGTAATCAACTCTGACTACAGAGTTTATATCTGCGTAGATAATGGTTCTTCTGGAATCAACACTACAGGAAATGCTTCACAAGATGAGCCAACTTTTACAGACTTAGAACCATCTGCTGCTGGTTCTAGTGGTGATGGATACGTTTGGAAATACTTATTCAGTATTTCTCCTGGAGATATTATTAAGTTTGATTCTACAGAATATATTACTGTTCCAAATGATTGGGCAACATCAACCGATTCTCAAATACAAGCGGTTAGAGAAAATGGTGATTCTACGGTAAACTCAAATCAAATTAAAAAAGTTTATATTGATAACCCTGGAGCAAACTATTCAAATGGTGTAGGGCAAGAACTAAACATTTTAGGTGATGGTTCTGGAGCAAAAGTTATTGTTGATGTTGTTGGTGGAAAAATTACAAACACAACAGTTTCCTCTGGTGGAAAAGGATATAGTTATGGTTTAGTTGATTTAGGATCCATCAATGGAAACTCAACTGGTTCCTTTGCAAAACTGATACCCATCATTCCACCATCCAGAGGCCATGGTTATGATATTTACAAAGAATTGGGAACTGATAGAGTTATTCTTTATGCAAGATTTGACGACTCAACAAAGGATTTTCCAATTGATACGAAATTTGCACAGGTTGGTATATTAAAAAATCCAACTTCAATTGGATCAACTGGAACGTTCACTCAAAGTCAGTTTTCATCCACATATTCGCTGAAGTTTTCTTCTGTTACTGGAACTCCAACCATTGGAGAAAAGATAACTCAAAATGTGACTGGCGGCAAATCTGTTGGATATGTAGCATCATATGATAGTGAAACGAAAGTTCTGAAATATATTCAAGACAGGTCTTTATATTTCAACCAAACAACTTTAGATCAAACTGATTACATTGGTATTTCAACCGGTGGTAAAGTTTTAAGTTTTCAATCTTCAGCAAACGCAGTAACTGGAACTAGTGGTTTTACTGGTTCTATAGACACTAACTTTACCGGTATTAGTACTAATCCAACAGGAACTAAAGTTATTAACTTGGGTGTTAATTTTGCAAACGGTCTTGCTTCTCCAGAGATAAATAAAGGCTCAGGGGAAATTATTTACCTGGATAATAGACCCCTGATTTCTAGAAACACACGCCAAAAAGAAGATATTAAAATTATCCTGGAATTTTAAAAAATGCCACAGAAAACTAATCTCAACATTAATCCATATTATGATGATTTTGATATCAACAAGAACTTTTACAGAGTTCTTTTTAAACCAGGATATCCAGTTCAATCTAGAGAACTGACTACACTTCAGTCAATTCTTCAGAATCAAGTAGAATCGTTTGGTAGTCATATATTTAAAGAAGGATCCATGGTCATACCTGGATCAATTACATTTGATGATAAGTATTATTCTGTAAAAATTAACGCAGAGCACCTAGGGTTAGATGTTTCCCTTTATATCGATAAACTTATAGGAATAAGAGTTGAAGGGCAAAATTCTGGCGTAACTGCAGTAATTAAAAACTACAGTTTACCTTCAAATGATAATGTTGAGGAAGTAACTCTATACGTTAAGTATACATCTGCTGGTTCAGATTTTGAGACAACTGAATTTGAAGATGGTGAATTACTCATCCTTCTCGATGGAATACAGTATGGAAACACATCAATTAATGTTGGAGACACTATTGCAACTTTAATTGATACTGGTTCATGTACAACTGGTTCTGCTGTCGGATTGTCTGCAGGTGTTTACTTTATACGTGGAACTTTTGTAAATGTTCCCAATTCTTTAATTGTTTTAGAACCATATTCTAACACACCAACATATAGAGTTGGTTTGAATATTTTAGAAGAAATTGTTACATCAAATGATGACCCATCTTTAAATGATAATGCTAGAGGGTTTTCAAACTATGCAGCTCCTGGAGCAGACAGATTAAAAATAAGTACAGTTCTTGCTAAAAAGAGCATCAATGATTTTGATGATAAGAACTTTGTAGAATTAATTAGAATTGATAATGGAATAATTAAAAAGTTACAGGACAAATCTGTATACTCAATTATAAAAGACTACTTTGCAAAAAGAACTTATGAAGAGTCTGGCGACTATGCACTCAAGAACTTTGAAGTCGCCGCTTTAAACTCATTAAACGATAGAATTAAGAACGAAGGAATATATTTACCAACTCAAAAAACAGAACAAGGTGCAGAACCATCGGATGATTTATTATGCTATAAAGTTTCCCCAGGAACTGCATATGTTCGCGGATATGATATCAATATTCCAGCATCGACAATTTTAGATGTACAAAAACCAAGAGATACTCAAACTGTAAATACTGCTCTTGTACCATTCGAACTTGGTAGTTTACTTAGAGTCAACAATACATCTGGTACACCATTCGTAGGAATTCACACTGGTGGAAATACGGTAAAACTTTTCAATCAAAGAAAAGGTGTATCTGGATCTGGAACTACAGCAATTGGTGATGCAAGAGTATATACATTCAATCTAACAGATTCTGCATACCAGAATACATCATCTTCATGGGATCTTTATCTCTTTGATGTACAAACTTATACTGAGTTGATTATTAACCAATCCCTAAACTCTGGCGATTGTCCTGTAGGTTCTTATGTAAAGGGTTTGAGTAGTGGTGGTTCTGGATATGTTGTAACTGCGCCTTCTGGAACAACTTTAACTTTAACTCAAACATCTGGAACGTTTATTGTTGGCGAACAAATTACAATCAACGATACTCTAGTCAATGCTCGTTCTGTTGTTTCAGTTAGAGCATTCTCCACCGAAGATATTAAATCAGTTTATCAAAATGCTGTAGGTATAACACCAGCACTGAAGACCGCATTTTCTGCAGATTCTTCTCTGTTTAGAAAAATTCCATTTGGGTTCAATGCAACAGATAAGATAACTGTAAACTCAGCAGGCATAGTTACATGCCCAGGTAAGTCTTTCTTAGGAATAAAAACAGATTCAATTATTAGATATCAAAAGACTGGTGTATCTACTAATGTAAGCACATTTAATAAAGTTGTTTCTATCTCTGCTGATGGATACACAATGACGGTCAGTGCTGTTCCATCAGTTAATGGCGTTTGTGATGGTACACTACCATCATCATCAGAAACAACTACCTTCAGTCTTGGAGTTCCAGATTTTAAAAATACAGAAAAGTCTGGTCTTTATACAAAATTAAATCAAAGCAATATATCATCAGTAAATCTATCTGGTTCTAATTTAATTGTAACATCTCAAGTTAGGGAAGTTTCAACCAATAGTACTGGAACAGCAACTATAACAGTTTCCAATACAGGAATTTCAAGTGCTTTCTTTGAAGCATATGACGCTGAAAGATATTCAGTTTTCTATTCTGATGGAACTATTGAAGACTTATCTTCAGATCAGTTTGTTTTAAGTGTTGATGGAACTCAAATAACAATAAATGGTCTTAGAGCAAGTCAAAGTTCAAACGTAACAGTCAATACAACTTTAAGAAAGCAAGTTCTAACTAACAAAAACAAGACTTTTGCTAGAAGTAGAACGTTAAATATCACAAAAACTAATAATGGATCTACAGCATCTGTAAGTGGTTTAACGACAAGTCTATTTTATGGTACAAGAATTGAAGATAATGAGATATCTTTGAATGTTCCTGATGTTGTTAACATCGTATGTGTATATGAATCTCTCAACACTTCAACACCTATTTTAGATCGACTAACTTTCCCATCAGGTCTAGGTTTAGACTCAAATGCATTTATTGGTGAAAAAATTATTGGAAGTAACAGTGGAGCAGTTGCCCAAGTCGTAACTTTACCAAGTTCTGGTAATGAAGTTGACTTTGTTTACTTAAATGGATCAAAATTTGATTCTGGAGAAGCAGTTACTTTTGAAGAGTCAAATATTACTTCATCAATTCAGTCGATAACAGTTGGAAGTTATCTTGATGTAACAAGCAGATTTACTTTAGATAAAGGTCAAAAAGAGCAATATTATGATTATTCAAGACTTGTAAGAGTACAAAATACTCCAGCACCATCAAGACAACTTTTAGTTGTTTTCAATTATTATAATGTAGCAACCAATCAGCAAGGCGATATCTTTACAGTAAATTCATATGATGCTGAAAGATATACAAATGATATTCCACTACTTCAGAATGGACTAAGAGCGACTGATGTTCTAGATTTCAGACCAAGAGTATCTGAATTCACTTCAACATCACAGTCTCCATTTGCATATGGAACTAGGTCTTTTGTAGTTTCGACAGCATACTCTGCTATCACTCCAAATGAAAGTTCTTTACTTGGATATTCATTCTATCTACCAAGAGTTGATAGAATAATTTTAGATAAACTAGGACAGTTCTCTATTGTTAAGGGAGTTTCTGCTTTAGAACCAAAAGCTTCTTTAAACATTGAAGAAGCGATGGATATTGCTACTATTTACTTACCAGCATATCTTTACAATCCACAAGACGCCAAGATAACCTTGGTTGATAATAGAAGATATACGATGAGAGACATTGGTTCTCTTGAAGATAGAATTGAAAACCTTGAGATAACAACGTCTCTTTCACTTTTAGAGGTTAACACTAAGACTCTACAAATTCAAGATACTGATGGTCTATCAAGATTTAAAACAGGATTCTTTGTCGATGACTTTAAAAATAATAGTTTAATTGATAAAACAAATCCAGATGTAAAATGTGATGTAAACACAACTGAAGGTAAACTTATACCTTCAACAGATTTCTGGTCTTTAAAATTACAACCAGCTTTAGCAACAAACCTTGATCCATCAACCGCAGACTTTTCTACAAATCTCAATCTTCTTGATAATAATGTAAGAAAAACTGGAGACCTAGTTACACTAAACTATGAAGAAACTGGTTGGTTGGAGCAACCATTTGCAACTCAAGTTGAAAATGTAAACCCGTTTAATATTGTAGAATATACTGGCGGAATTACTCTCAATCCTTCTTCAGATAACTGGGTAAGAAATATTTACATTGAAAATAAAAGAACAGTATCTGATGGATCAATAGGAAATGCTGGAGATAGTTATGACTTTGTAGAAAGCGTTCAGGTGAGCAGTGAGCCAGATCCATTTATGAGATCTAGAAACGTTGAGTTTAGATCTGCTGGACTGAGACCATTAACAACACATTATTCATTCGTCGATGATATAAGTTCAATTGATATTGTACCCAAGTTACTTGAAATCTCAATGGTTTCTGGTTCATTTAATATTGGAGAAGATGTTGATGGATTTATTGGTTCCGAAAAGGTTATTTCTTTCAGAACTGCAAAACCATCTCATAAAGCAGGAACTTATAATAGTCCAACTTCAGAATATAATGCAAACCCATATAACAAGGCACAAATTTTACCATCTGCATATTCTGCATCTTCTACAGTACTAAACATTGATACATCTTCATTAGCAGAAGAATCAATAACAAAATATGGTGGATATGTTAAGATTGGTGTTAAACTTGTTGGAAAAACCAGCGGTGCTGTAGCGTCAATATCCAATGTTAGACTCATTACAGATACTTTTGGAGACCTGATAGGATGCTTCTTTATTAGAGATCCAAACACAACTCCAGTTCCACTGGTTAGAATTAGAACAGGGGAAAGATTATTTAAATTAAATCAAAATTCAGAAAACGTCAAACCTCTACCTGGAGATAAAACATCAATTTCTTCAGCACAAACGACTTATACTGGAACTGGTATAATTCAAACTCAAATTACAAATATAGTTCAGGTTAGAAATCCACCCCCACCACCCCCACCACCACCTGCTGGCGGAGGCGGAGGTGGAAAAGATCCACTTGCACAATCATTTACTGTAGATGAGACTGGAGCATTCTTGACTTCTGCAGATGTTTATTTTGCAGAAAAAGATCCAAACGAAAGACTATTTGTAGAACTTAGAACTGTAGAACTAGGAACTCCAACAGGTCAATTAGTTGCAGATTATGCAAGAGTAATATTGGAACCAAGTCAGATAAACGTTTCATCTGATGGAACTGCAGTCACCAATATTAAATTCCCATCCCCAGTTTACTTACAACCAAACGTAGAATACGCTTTGGTATTCTTAGCACCATCTTCAGATAAGTATAAGATGTGGATAGCAGAGATGGGTAAGAAGACTGTTAATACCAGTAACTTACCATCTGCAGAAAGTGTTGTTGTAACCAAACAATATGGTGGAGGAAGTCTATTTAAGTCTCAAAACGGAACTATTTGGACTGCAAACCAGTTTCAAGATCTTAAGTTTAAACTCTATAAAGCTAAGTTTACTTCCAATAAGGGATCTATGTGGTTCTATAACCCACCTCTTATCCCAGAATCATCTGCAATTGCTTATCTGAATGATAACTCAATTACTACCTATCCTAGGAAACTAAAAGTTGGTATTACAACTACCAGCGTCATGAACACAATTCTTGTTCCAGGAACTAAGGTAAGTTATGGTTCTGTTTCTTCACCTGGTTCAAGTGGATATGTAGAACTTGCTGGTGGACCACTATCTACAGTTTCAATTGCAAATGCGGGTCTAGGATACTCTGGAGGTTCTTCAGGTGGAACCTATACAAACGTTCCATTATACACAATTACTGGTAAAGGATCTGGTGCAACTGCAACAGTAACCGTAACAACTGGTGGTGTCGTAAATACTGTAAGTATTGCTAACACTGGAAATGGTTATGTTGTTGGAGATATTATTGGTGTTACAACAAGTAATGTTGTTAAAGGTACTGGAGCAAGAATTTCAGTTTCTGCTATCGGTGGTTTAGATACTCTATATCTAACTAATGTTCAAGGTGAGTCATTTACCAATAACCAACCACTCATTTACTATAGTGGCGCAACACCAGTTGCTACAGCAAGTACCGTTATAAGAGGATCATCGACTGAAATTGACGCATTATATTCTGGTAATGTTGTTGAAGTTCGTCAGTTTAACCATGGTATGCACGCCGACAACAATGTTGTAGAAATCAAGAATATTCTTCCAGATACAGTACCAGTTCAGTTGACTTCTGATGTTACCATTAGTAGCACCAATATTTCGATAGCAAATACAAATTCATTTGCACAGTTTGAAGGTATTAGCACATCGAGAGGATACGTTAAAGTCAATAATGAGATTATGTACTACACTTCAGTTAACTCTGGTTCTGGTGGTGCTGGAACACTTGGAATTTCAACAAGAGGTGTTGATGGGACTGCGATAACAAACCATGCATCTGGTGATGCCGCATTTAAATATGAACTCAATGGAATGTCGTTGACTAAGATTAACACAATTCATAACTTACCATCTAATGCGTCACTTAAAGCACGTAGAGGTCTAGATGTTTATCATCTAGAAGTCAATAGACTTGGTAGATCCACTGGAGATTCTCAAGTAAGTTTCACCAATGAAAAAGTTGTTGGTGGAAAACTCATTTCAGCATCTCAAAACTACCAATTCTCTGGAGTTGAACCTTATATCAACACCATTACTCCAGGTAAGAATACTACAGTTAATGCGGAAATTAGAACGGTAACAGGTACAAGTTCTGGAGGAACAGAAGTATCATTCCAAGATAAGGGATATGAAAATGTTCAACTTAATAAGATTAACTTCTTACCAGAACCAAGACTTGTATGTTCCCAACAAAATGAAACAAACAGACTATCATCACTACCAAGAAATAAATCGTTCACATTAAAAGTGAATATGAGTAGTGATGATGCAAATCTTTCCCCAGTACTAGACTTACAAAATGCATTCTTGATTCTTTCCAGAAATAGAGTTAATAACCCTATTTCAGATTATGTTTTAGATAATAGATCTAAATTAATTACTGGAGATCCACATAGTTCGGTTTACATCTCCAATAGAGTTGATCTTAAGCAACCAGCATCATCTCTTAAAGTTCTTGTTTCCGCTTATAGACCGGCAGAGGCAGACTTTAGAGTTCTGTATAAGTTGTACAAGACAGATTCTAGTGAAGTGGATCAATCATTCGTTCTATTCCCAGGATATGATAACCTGAAAGATACTGATGGTGATGGTTTTGGCGATCTTGTAATTGACTCCTCTAAGAATAGTGGTAGATCTGATGCTTTTGTACGTCCAAGTAACGCTGGAGAGTTCTTAGAGTATCAATTTACTGCTGATAACTTAGACATATTTACTGGTTTTGCAATTAAGATCGTAATCAGTTCTACAAACGAATCTAAATCACCAGAGTTTAAGGATCTAAGAGTTATTGCACTAGCATAATGATACCAGTAGAAGGAGACAAAAATCTCTTTAGAGATGAGAATAGTGGAGCAATTGTTAATTGCGATACAACAGGTTATACACAATATCTTAAAATGAAAGGTGAAAAAAAGAAGCAACGTGAAGAGATTGAACAGATCAAAAAGGATATTGATGAAATTAAATTTTTATTGAAGGAGTTGGTAAATGGATCCGGATCAAATTAATTTAGAAAACTTGAGCAAAAGTTTTGAATATTTTAAATATGCATCAGAGATAGATTCTGTAACTGATGTTGAAACATTACGGAACATTGCAAAATGTTATTACAAACTTTATTTAAAGCAACAGGAGGTTGTTTCTAAACTTGGATCTGTTGGGTTGGAAGGAATATAAATATAAATTAGATCCTGAAAATCTGTATAAATGGCTGAAATAAAGGTCCGAGTAGGGCAACAAAATGCGGTAAAGGTCATATCTTCACTTGCTGGCGCTCAAGGATTGTCTTTATCAGAACTCAGTGATGTAAACGCCACAAATTTATTAGATGGTATGGTTCTTGTTTATAATGGATCTACTAAAAAGTGGGATGCAACGCTAACTTTAACACCTGGAGCAACCCAGAATTTGGACATCAACGGAGGTAACTTTTAATGGCAAGTATTATTAGGATCAAAAGATCCTCTGGTACTAGTAAACCATCAAGTCTAAATTGGGGTGAATTAGCTTACGTAACAGGTATCGGTAGTTACGGTGGTGTTAATCAATATAAAGATAGAATTTTTGTCGGAGATGATGGTAATAATGTAAATCCAGTTGGTGGATATTATTACGCCTCTATGATGGAGCACTCTCCAGGTGCTATTGATGGTGTATCAAATACTAGAAATAGTGATGGTGGTATTGTTGCTATTCTTGATAACAACAGAAAAGTAGATCAGTGGAATGTTGATAACCTTAGGTTAGATGCTAACACGCTATCATCAACTAATACTGATGGTAATATCATCATCGATCCAACTGGAATTGGTAGCGTAGTAATTCCAGACGATACTTATCTAACATTTGGTGATGATAAGAACGTAGGAATGCGCTACGATGAAGCGGCAGACAATCGTTTTGAGATTGAGGGTGCTGACTGGTTTTTTGATGGTGGCGTTCAGATTACAATTGGAGATACTACAGAATCAACATCTAAGGATAATGGTGCATTAGTTGTTGAAGGTGGTGTTGGTATTGAGAAGAATCTGAATGTTGGTGGAACGATTAGTGTTAGTGGAGCATCAATATTTGATTCTGTAAAGATTGAAAATAATGTTATTTCAACATTACCTAATTCTGGAGACACACTTTACATTGATCCATATCCAGATGGTTTAAGTAATGAAGGTACAGTTGTTATTAAAGGTAACCTGCACGTTGATGGAACTACCACATCCGTAAATTCCACAGTTTTATCAATTAATGATCCAATAATTGTTATTGGTGACGTAACAAGCGTAAGAAGTGTTATGTCTCCAGTTGCTTCTGGAGTATCAACAATTACCATTGATTCTGTTGTTGGAATTAACACTGGAGATATCATTCAAGGTAGTGCTTCATTACCAAATAGTGGTTTAACTACTATTACAGCATATAATAGTGCTACAAAAATTATTACAATCCAGGGAACTACAACTGCAGGTATTACCACAACTACACAGTTAACAATTACACACGCATTTGATACCAATACAGATCGTGGTATTGCGTTTGATTATAATACTGGAGTAGGCACTGCAAACAATAGAACTGGATTTTTTGGTTACATTGATGGAACTAATGTTGGAAGTTCCGCTACTGCAAGATCATGGACTTATATTCCAGATGCTACTATTACATCACCTGGTAATGTAGCTGGTACTAGAGGTTTCCTTGATATTAGAGGTATCTATTATCAAACAGGTGGATACGACACTCATGGTGTTGTTTACTTTGATGAAAATGGATTACAAACATCAACAAATAATCCAAATGCTCCGACTATTACGTCGAAGCAGATTCTAACCGCAGTTTCTGAAGTTAATTTGACTCTTGGAAGTTCTGTTACAGTTTCTGCTGGTGATATCATTAAGCAAGATACATCAAATGCATATGGTGTTGTAAAAGTTGGCGGAACAGTCTCCACCATTGTCCTAACTGGTGTTGAGGGAAGTTTTACAAACACATATAACTTGAGAAAAGAAGGTGATAATGGTTCTATTCAGAATCTTTCCATAATTCCAACTGCTGTAACTGGTATACATACTAATAAGCCATTCTGGACTTCAACATTAGATGGAGGAACGTTCTAAAATATGAATAAAGAAAGTGAAGTTGATGTTAATGTTTTAGTGCGTTTATATAATCAAAAATTAGCGTTACTAACAAATCAAAATGTTTTATTGGAAGCTAAACTCCAAACTTTAACGGCAGATTTTGCTGAAGAAAAAAATAATCTTCTATCGGCAAATCTTGAAATACAAAATAAATATGATGCATTATTGGAAAGCACCAAAAAAGAAGGTAAGTAAAAATGGCGAAACCATCAACTAGACAAGAACTTATCGATTATTGTCTGAGACGCTTAGGTGCGCCCGTATTAGAAATAAACGTAGACGATGATCAAATTGATGATCTAGTTGATGACGCCATTCAATACTTTAATGAAAGACATTTTGATGGTGTCGAAAGAATGTATCTCAAATATCAGATTACTCAAGCTGATATTGATAGAGGTTCTGCAAGAAATACTTCAGGACCAGGTATTGTTACGACTACAGGTTCTTCATCCATTCCTGGATATGGAACAACAACATTTAATTTTTACGAAACATCAAACTATATTCAAGTTCCAGATTCAGTTATAGGAATTGAAAAAATATTTAAATTTGATACGAGTTCCATTTCTGGTGGAATGTTTAGTATTAAGTATCAGTTATTCTTAAATGACTTATACTATTTTAATTCAGTTGAACTATTACAATATTCAATGGTTAAAAGTTATCTAGAAGATATTGACTTCTTATTAACTACAGATAAACAAGTTCGTTTCAATAAAAGACAGAACAGACTATATTTGGATATTGATTGGGGTGCTCAAAGTGTAGGAAACTATATGGTTATTGATTGTTATAGAGCTCTCGATCCAACTAATTTTTCTAAAATTTATAATGATAGTTTTATCAAAAAATATCTAACCGCATTAATTAAGAGACAGTGGGGTCAAAACTTAATTAAGTTTAGAGGTGTTAAACTTCCTGGAGGTATTGAATTTAATGGTAGAGAATTATATGAGGATGCTGAAAGAGAACTAGAAAATCTGAAACAGGTCATGGCTCTGGAGCATGAGTTACCACCATACGACTTTATTGGATAATGGCACTTAATCCCTTTTTCTTACAAGGAACACCTAGCGAACAGCGTCTACTGCAAGATTTAGTAAATGAGCAGTTGAGGATGTATGGTGTTGAAGTAATTTATATTCCAAGAAAGTTTGTAAAGAGAAAAACTATAATTGAAGAAATACAGTCTTCAAGATTTGATGATAACTTTGCCTTAGAAGCATATGTAAACACATATGATGGATATTCTGGAGCAGGTGATATACTAACAAAATTTGGTATGAGTTTAAGAGATGAGTTACTCATCACAATATCTAAAGAAAGATTCGAAGACTTCATTGCTCCATTTTTAGGTGGTTTAGATGATGGGACTGAAGAATCTGAAATTGAAGTTTCTACTCGCCCAAGAGAGGGAGATTTAATATATTTTCCACTAGGGCAAAGGTTATTTGAAGTTAAATTTGTTGAGCATGAGCAACCTTTCTATCAATTAGGAAAATTATATGTTTATGAACTTAAGTGTGAACTCTTCGAATATGAAGATGAAATCATCGACACTTCTATTGATGAAATTGATACTCAAGTTCAAGAAGAAGGATATATTACAACTTTACAACTAGTTGGTGTTGGTGTAACTGCTACTGCAACAGCATCTGTTGGTACTGGATATATTAGGCAAATTTTCTTGAATAATGATGGTTCTGGATATACTTCAGATCCTATTGTTGCTATTAGCACATCACCAACTGGTAATCCAAATAATAATGCTTCTGCTGTTGCTATCACTACAGTTAGAGCAGGAGTTCGTTCTGTAGAACGAATCTATTTAACAAATGCTGGTGTAGGATATACTGTACCACCTACAATAACAATATATGGTGGAGCAGGTGCAGGAGCAGCGGCAACTTGTTCTGTAGAAACTACATATAATGGTCTTATCAGGTTCATTCTAACAGATGGTGGGGTTGGATATTCAACAACACCAGTAATAACAGTTAGTGCTCCTGGAGTTGCAGGTATTGGTGTAACCGCAGTTGGAATAGCATCTGTTGGTAGAGTTGGTTCCAACGATGTTGTTAGAGCAATATATGTATCAAATCCTGGTATTGGATATACTTCAACACCAACTATTACAATTGCAAATCCAACGCTGATAACAGGAATTGGAACCTATCTGTTTAATGAAGTAATTGAAGGAACTAGGTCAAGAACCAGAGCAAGAGTCAAAGAATGGGATAAAGATACTAAGATTCTTAAAATTTCTTTTGTTGGTATTGGAAGCACCACACAAGGATTCCTACCCGGAGAAACTATTGTTGGAAAAGAGTCTGGTGCAATATATTCTGTTCAAACATTTAATCAAATGGATCTTTATGATAAATATAGTCAAAATGATGAAATTGAAGAAGAGGCAGATCTCATTTTAGATTTTTCAGAATCAAATCCATTTGGTAGTTATTAATGTTAGGAACTTACTATTATCACGAAATAATTAGAAAGACAATCATATCCTTTGGTACTCTTTTTAATCAAATTCATATCAGACATAAGGACGGAGATAATAATAATATCAGCGATATGCGGGTTCCATTAGCATATGGTCCCGTTCAAAAGTTCCTAGCTCGTTTAGAGCAACAGTCTGATTTAAATAAACCAATTCAAATTACATTACCAAGAATGTCTTTTGAAATGGTTTCAATTCAATATGATGCAACAAGAAAAAGTAGCATAACTCAAACATTTAAGGTTTGTGATGGTGCAAACATTAAAAAAGTTTTTATGCCCGTACCATATAATATTGGATTTGAACTTAGTATACTTTGCAAGTTGAATGATGATGCTCTTCAAATAGTTGAGCAAATATTACCATACTTTCAACCAGCATTCAACGTAACTGTTGATCTAGTCGATTCAATTGGCGAAAAAAGAGATATTCCAATTACACTAGATAGTATTAATTTCCAAGATGATTATGAAGGAGATTTTTCTACACGAAGAGCACTAATTTATACATTACAGTTTACAGCAAAAACTTATCTGTTTGGTCCAATCGCAGATAGTTCTGAGGGTCTTATTAAGAAAGTTCAAGTTGATCTTTATAGTGATACCAATACGAGAACCGCTAGACGTGAAATGCGTTATGTCGCAACTCCACAAGCGAAAAAAGACTATAATAATGATAATTCAGCATACTTAATCTCAGATGTAAATAATTCATCTCTCGTTTTACAGGTAAATAGTACAATACCATTTACTACCAATGATAGAATAATTATTGGTAATGAAATTATGCTAGTTACCGGTATTGTCGATGCTGATACATTAAATGTTCAAAGAGGATATAATGATACAGCGGCATCTTCACATCTTCAAAGTGCATCTATCAATAGACTTACTGTGGAAGATGATGCTTTAGTCGAAGCAGATGATGACTTTGGATTTAATGAAAACTGGACCTATCTAGGAGACGCCAAAGAGTTTAGCCCAACAAGACAAGTAGACATTTGATGAATAAATTATGCCAAATTACGATGAGATTGATAAAGCTTTGAATATCGAAAGTAGCATTGTAGAAGTAGAAGACACTAAGCCTGAAATAATACCATCTTTGAATGAAAAGCAAGATGATATTAAAAAAGACTACGAATATACTCGTGCAAACTTGTACTCTCTTATAGAAAAGGGACAAGAAGCGATCAATGGTATTATGGAACTTGCTGGAGAGAGTGATAGTCCAAGAGCATATGAAGTTGCGGGACAATTAATTAAAAGTGTTGGCGATGTAACAGATAAATTAATTGACTTACAAAAGAAATTAAAAGATGTAGAAGAAGACACAGTAAAAACCACAAATAATGTCACGAACAATGCAGTATTTGTTGGTTCAACATCTGAGTTGTCAAAATTACTCAAACAAGGTTTTCTAAATAATAAAGAGTAAACATATAGTTTAATGAGTTGGTCTAAAGAATATAAAAAATCAGTAGACTGTGATAACCCACAAGGTTTTTCACAAAAGGCTCATTGTGCTGCTCGTAAAAAAAGAGCAAAGGGTGAAGAGACTCAATCAAAGTCACCATTTACTGAGTCAAAAGAAGTAACAACATATCCTAAGTTTTCGCATAAAACAAAGCATCTTCCAAAATCTCAACATCAACTTGATCCTAATCTTGATATAAAACAATTAGTTCATCATGCAGTTCATCAATATGTTGATAGAGATGCTGATGGTGATATAGATGTGTATGATAAACCAAGTAAAAAAACTCCAGACGAAAATGTAATGAGTGCTCCTGGAGAAGCTCAAAAAAGATCTCTCAAACTTATTGCAAAACAAAAAGGTGAAATGCTACACAGTATGAAGCGTATTGCTTATGAAGAGACTATGCGCGAAGAAGGTCTTCGTGATTGGTTTGGTAAGTCTAAATCAAAAGATGGTAAGTCTGGTTGGGTCAATGTAGTGACTGGTGGAACATGTGCTAGTGATGAACCAGGAGAAGGAACTCCAAAGTGCGTCTCCTCTGCAAAAAGAGCAAGTATGACTAAAGCAGAAAGACTATCAGCGGCAAGAAGAAAAAAAGCAGCAGATCCAGGACAGCAACAAAAAAGTGGTGCTGCAAAACCAACCTATGTTTCTACAGATCCAAAGAAAAAAATGAAGGAAGAACTGGAATTACAGGAAGTAAAAGATAAATCATCCAAAGGCAGCGGCAAAAAAGATGCTTGCTACCACAAGGTTAAGTCACGTTATAGCGTTTGGCCAAGTGCATATGCATCTGGGGCACTTGTGAAATGTCGTAAGGTTGGTGCTGATAGTTGGGGAACAAAGTCAGAGTCTGTTGAAGAAATGAGATATTGTCCTGCTTGTCGAAAAAATGAGACAAAGGAAGAGTGTAAATTTGGTCCAAGATATTGGGAAATGTTTGGACAAAGATTAGATGATCCTCAAATTTTGACTGCAAATCAAATAAAGTATGATCCTAACAGACCTCATCCAGCAAATGAAGAAAAGGACCATGAGTATTCAATGGCTCGCTCTGAACTTTCAACCATTATTTCTGCTGCTAGACGTTTAAAGAAGAAAATGAAAGGTGAAGGTAATATTGAAGCATGGGTACAATCAAAAATTACTAAAGCAGCAGACTATATTGATACCGCAGCAGATTATGTTGAAAGTGGTGAGCACAATGTTGATGAAGGAATTATTGTTCAAAACTCTGATGGTAAAGATACCGTTCAGTTTATTGATATTATAGGACCAGAACCACTTAAACCATCTCAAGGAATCGGTAGTCAATTGATTGGTGAGGCATCTAAGAAATGCTGGCCAGGATATAAGAAAAAAGGAACACAAAAACTATTTGGAAAAACTTATAACCGTTGTGTTAAGGAAGAATATTCGAACTGGAAAAAAGAACTAGGTTTAACTGAAGACTGGCAAAAAGTCAATCGTCAAGATAAGACTGATGGTTTAAGTCAAAAAGCAGTAGATGCTTATCGTCGTGAGAATCCTGGATCAAAACTCCAAACTGCGGTAACTGAAAAGAATCCAACAGGTAAAAGAGCAGGTCGTCGTAAAAACTTTTGCAGTAGAATGAAAGGAATGAAGTCTAAACTGACTTCTACAAAAACTGCAAGAGATCCAGATTCAAGAATCAACAAAGCCCTCCGTCGTTGGAACTGTAACTAAAATGAAATCTTTTCAACAATTCTTATCAGAAAGCATCAATATTGCCGGAGATTTCAATGGAAATCTCTATATGAATGGTGAATCTCAACCAGAGCAAGCAACCGAATCTTTTCTTGCTGATGTAGTTTGGGAGGGAAAACTATATCGCATTGAAGTTGAAGGTAAGATGATGGATAAGAATGCTCTCGCAGAACAACTTCAAGGAGAATATCCTGGAGCAATCGTCCATAACATTTACCCATCACAATCACAAAGTTCTTTAAGAATTAAAAATACGCAAAGATATCAACCAGAAAGACTAACTTGGACTGATTAATTATGGCACAATGGAATAAGACTACACAAGATTTTCTAAACCAAGAAAGATCTTTATTTGAGGTTTTTAATATTGCAGATCACTGGGGAAACCAGACAGACTGGAGACCTCAATTTACTGGTAATAATAGACTTAAAGTTGCTCCGTTCCAAACAGTATTCTTTAACACCTTCCAGTATGGTAAAGAGACTGATGTATGGGATGAAAGAATAGTTGGAGTAGGAACTGCAACATTTAATGTAAATGCCAGCAATGTAGTCATGCAAGTTGGATCTACTGCTGGTAGTAAAATTGTTCGTCAAACCAAGAATGTGATGAGATACATTCCTGGTAGATCTGCAACACTCGCATTTGCAATTCGTCTTGATACACCACAGGTAGGTATTCGCAGAAGATTTGGATTGTTTGATGATCAAAATGGTATTTTCTTTGAGGATAATGGGGGAACATATTCTTATGTAATTCGCAGTAATGTAACTGGAATTGTTACAGAAACCAGAGTATTCCGAGATGATTGGAATGGTGAAAAGTTTGATGGTAATGGGTGGACTGGAGTAACTGCAGATCCAACAAAACAACAGATGATTTCTATTAATTATGAATGGTATGGTGCAGGTATAATTCAATTTGCTTGGTTAATGAAGAATGAGACTGTTGCATCTCATACTTTTGAGAACTCAAATACCAATCCAGGAGTTTGGTGTTCTACACCATTCCTTCCCATTCGTGTTGAGATTGAGAATGTAACTGGTGTTGCAGGAACTCATTATGTTTATCAGGGTTCTAATTCTCTGATTCAGGAAGGAGAACCAGAGAAACTTGGAACTCTTTTGAGCATATCAAATCCCATCACAGGGACAACGATGCCATCCGCAAATACATATTATCCAATTATAAGTCTTCGTCTAAAGTCTAGT